TTCCAATGTCGGCGATGGCTGACAAGCCGGGGCCTGATCGGCAGGAAATCCTTTGCGAACTAATCGACCAACTCGACGGCGAGATTTGGAACGATTGGGATGGCGTTGTGATGACAAAAGATGAGGCAAAATCTTATGTCCGTGACTACGGCAAGGATCGCGCGGCATGACCTCCAACATCGTGACCCTTCCAGGCAGGACCAGCAAAGCCGCACAAGACGCGGTTCCGAAGTTCTCGCCAAAACTCGCACTGGACGCCGACGAACGCGCCGCCTTTTACGCCCTATCCCATGCCGATGAAATCGGACGGCTTGGAATGGTGGTTGCCAGAGCAGAGGGCCCAAACGCTGCACTCGACATGCTGGACAACGTGAAGTCGGCGATCAAGTCGGAGTTTAAAATCAAATGACCTTCGATCCTGAGTTAGTCGCGTGGCTTCTGTTTGCAGTGTTTGCGCCGATTGTCGGCATCTACCTTTTCGCGCTGTATCAGGCGCACAAATATCAAACGCGCGGGGGCGCTTTATCATGCTTGGAAAGATCGACCTTAGACCCGCCATAGGCATTTTCGCGGGTGTTTCAGTGATTTGTAGTTTCGCCGCTTTGTGCGGTTTTCTAATGGCAAGGCTGGTGATGTGATGGAAAGTTCAGCAGTAGCAATCAAAACAGAAGCGCCACTAGCGACAATTCCGAATGACGGCGCGGTAATCCTATCCATCATCGACCGCATGGCATCCAATCCAGATATGCCGGTCGAGAAGATAGAACGCATGTTGGACATGCACGAGAGGATGCAGAAAGAAGCTTCGCGCCGTGCATATCATGCTGGCTTGGCAATGATGCAGGCCGACTTGCCAACCGTTGTCGCGCTTGGCCGAATCATGGGCGAGGACAAAGACAAACAGAAAATCACCCGCTCCAAATATGCCAAGTGGGAGGACGTGAACGAGGCAATCCGACCGTCCCTGTGCAGGCACGGCTTTGCACTGAGTTTCCGCATCACCCAGCCGCAGCCTGATCGCGTGTCGGTTACGGCAGTCTTGAGCCACCGCGATGGTCACAGCGAAGAGACTTCGCTGCACCTTCCCAACGATCCGAGCGGCGGAAAGAACAACGTACAGGCGTGGGGATCGTCTGTCTCATACGGCAAGCGATACACGGCGTTCGCCATGCTGAATATCGCAGCGCGCGGCGAGGACGACGATGCGCAACAGGCCATCGCTTCCGAGACGATAAGCGAATCCCAATACAAAGAGCTTGCCGGCCTCATCACCGAAACAGGGACGGACCTCGCCCGCTTCCTTGCGGTCGGCAACGTCGAAAGCCTATCAGATATTCCAGCCGCTCAATTCCAAGCTGCTAAAGCAAAGCTGCTCGTCAAGAAGGCCCAAAAGGCCAAGGCGGCACAATGAGCGAACTCATCCAAGGGTCTCCCGAGTGGCTGGCGATCCGCTGCGGAAAGGTCACCGCCTCCCGCGTTGCCGATGTAGTCGCCAAGACCAAATCAGGTCCGTCTGCCAGTCGCGCAACTTACATGGGGGAGCTGATCGCCGAACGCCTCACGGGCCAGCCAGCGGCCAAATTTACGAACGCTGCGATGGATTGGGGAACGGCCACAGAAGCCGAGGCTCGCACAGCTTATGCGTTCTATCATGACGTTGACGTGGCAGAGATTGGGTTTGTCGATCATCCGGCCATCATCATGACGGGTGCGAGCCCAGACGGGCTGATCGGTGACGATGGACTTGTCGAGATCAAGTGCCCGAACACGGCCACACACATCGAAACGCTGCTGACCAAATCGATCCCATCGAAATACCGCACGCAAATGATGTGGCAGCTTGCCTGCACTGGCCGCGCTTGGTGCGACTTCGCGAGCTATGACCCGAGAATGCCGGAGAATATGCGGCTGTTCGTGCGTCGGGTTGAGCGCTGTGAAACGACGATTTCCGAGCTTGAAAAAGAGGTCTGTTCGTTCCTTGGAGAGCTTGATTTGAAAGTTGCGCAGCTTCGTACGGCTTACGATCTGCCAGGAACGCTTAAATCCTCGCTGGAGGCAGCATGAACCAAATCACCCGCGTATCAAACACCGCCTCAACTCATGCCGCTATGGGATATGCCAGCAAGCTGGCGGCGGAAGGCAAAACCATCGGGCAGATCGGGATCATGGTTCGCGCTGCCGGGTTTCGGATTTCTGACGACGACGCCGCCGACGTCTATGTCAGGTATCAGCAGCACATGGACAAGGTGCGTAAGGCCATCAAGGCGGGTGCGTGATGACGATCACTTGTCCTTGCTGCGAATACAAATGGAACCCGAGCGGAAAAACGGCCCGCAGCGTTCCCCAGCACCGCCGCATCTTCGGGATGATCCGAGCCGCACATTTTCACTGGCCTGAAATGCACGAACTGCAATTCAAGGACGAAGTGTCTCTACGCAAGTGGCTGACCATGAAAGCAGGCTGGCGCGACATTGCCAGCGAAACAGACATCGGCTCCATGCCGGCCGGGATGGTGATCGGCATCGCCAAGGCCGCACTCGCCGCAGCCGGTGGTCATGCGGTTCCCGTGGTTCACAAAGGCAAGCTCATCATTTGGGTTCCGCGTTCGATAGCGTTCGACAAATTGGAGCACCTTGAAGCATGCAAACTTTTTGACGCGATTGCATGCGTTATTGAACAAGAAACCGGCTTAAAGGCCGAACAGCTATTGGCAGAGAAAGCAGCGTAAGGAGTTGGGGATATGCGGCTAGTCCGAACCGTTGAAAACGAGTTAATCAGGCTCAAAGGTGCTATACTTGATTTGAGACGCGAGCGCGATAACCATAAGCGGCGCGCCGATAAATTGCAGACTAGATTGGACCAGTTGAAAACGATTGTGCCGAATGCGGCAGCTCAAGAGAATGAATTTAATCAACTTCGCGAGCGCTACAAAGGCCACACGTTTACGAAGGCAGGCAAGGTGAAGCTGAGAGAAACGGCATGATCCGCCTTTTAACATTCGCGATCGCAATGATCTGGACCAGTCCGATACCTCAGATTGACCCTTGCAAACGGTATGTGTGCGCGAAGGACGTGAGGACGATCAGCTATACGGTGAAGAAATGACCCATAACCCGTACCACGTCACACCGCGCAATAAGCTGACGCCAAAGCAAAAGCTCAAAATGTTTGTTGAGCATGACGGCAAGTGCTGCATTTGCGGGCATAAAATTAACGCCGTTCGTGAGGCGTGGGACGAGCATGTAGACCCGCTATGGCGCAACGGTACGAACGACATGGGTAATCGCGCACCGGCTCATGAAAAGTGCGCCCGTCAAAAGACCAGCGAAGAGGCCGACGAACGCGCAAAAGGCCAGCGCGTTGCTGAAAAGCACTTCGGCGCGAAAGAGACAAAAGGCCCGCCAATCCCAGGATCAAAACGCAGCGGATGGAAGCGGAAAATGAACGGGGAGCTTGTAAGACGATGACCCCTGAAACCTTCGTTCCCCAGCCTCCAGAAGATGAAGCATTCGAGGTGACAATCCGCTTCGTCAGGCTTCCTCGTGGCGGATACGTCATTGCCGAGACAGGCATGAGAGGCGGACCAGTTCAAGCTGTGACAAGGTTTGACGAGATGATTTCAGCCGTAGCCGGGTTTTTGAAGATCTGGGACGACGACATGTCGAGGCAGATCACGGCCAAATACCAAGAGGAAAACCCTACGTTGGTTGTTCCGAAGCGCGGGTTTTTCCAGAGGAGGGGGTGAGGATGAGTGACATTGATACAGGCGGACCAGCGTTTCCAATGCCTGAGACTGAGACGTTCCATCCTGTTTTCGGCATGACATTGCGCGACTACTTAGCCTCCGCTGCACTAAATGGAATTCTGTCAGGCCCATGCGGCAAAGATGGCGTCTCGATGAAAGAATGGCATGACGCACCGCGCTTTGCCTATGAGATCGCTGATTTAATGATCCGCGCACGCAATCCCTCTCCCCCGGAGACTTCCCATGGATAAGCCGGAACCGATGACCGTTCGCGAGCTAATCGCTAGAATTGAGCCAAAAAGCACCGTCAGCGAAGCGCTCAATGATGTTGTGACCATTCCAGTTAAGCGCCTTGGAATGAGCATAGGCGGGCAACCCAATGTGCCGATCATGAGCGCTCATCGTGGCTTCGATTGGGATGCAGGAAAGCTTCTTTTACAACCGAGGGAGCCATTAATTAGTGCCGCCGGAATTGAGGACGAACGCAAGCGCATGCATGATCTCACCGAAACAATTGGGTGGATTTACAATATCCTACGAAGCGCTACGCCAGACGGCCAAAAGCTAAAAAACATCGAGCATCAAATCAAATTTAGGCGGACACAGCCTCGCGAGGACGGCCCCCATGGATAAGCTCTTGACCGTAGGGGAGGTGCGGGATGTGGCCTGACCTCATGAAGCGCGAAACGCTAGCAAAACGCATGGACATCGAACCCGGCTATGTGGACCAGCTCGTAAAGCGCGGGTGCATCCCGCCGCCGCACAAAGTAGGCGAAGCGCTGCTCTGGTCATGGTTAGAGGTGGACTCATTCGTCCGTAAAGGCAAGATTAGCGATCAGCTATCCGAAGTTGATCCCTATGATGCGGGCGCGTTAAATGCCACCGAAGTTACCTCCGCACGTAAAAATGGTGCGAAACCGAACCGGACGCCCGTACTACTACCTAACACTGCATCGGGGAACCGATAGGCAGGGAAAAGCAATTCGCCTACCTGATGACCCGCGTTCGCCTGAATTTTTTGAAGAATACAGCAGGCTACTGAACCATCCTAAGCCACGCGTCGATCCGAACACAATTAGCCTCATTATGATTCAGTTATCAAGCTGCGAGCGCGGGTTAAAGCTACTTCGCCCTCAGTTGGGTCTATGCAGTTATCGATGCAGAGCCTCAAGCCCGCTTCAAGTTTTTTAACACGCAACTCCGCAGCGATGCGGAGTGCCATCTCATGCGCATGTTCGGCTGACTTCATTTCGTATTGTCGGCCTAGTTCCTTGTCATTCCACCCGCCCATGATGGCCCTCCAATCTCTCAGTTATCAATCAACGCCGACGTTGACGCTGCGATCAGAAAGCCAAACGAGGATGCGCTTGCGCTCGTTGGTGTTCAGGCCCTGCATCATCTGCACGATTTGGTCGAGGATGCCGAGTTCCCGAAGCGTGTATTTTGTCGGCTGAATGACGGTCGAGCCAGGGTCAAATTCTTGGATCGTGCCGTCGTCGTGCGTCGCGGTCAATTTCACGAACATCTGGCCTCCAATCTCCGAGTTATCATTCTGCGGCTAGTGCAAATTGTTCGCTCAAGTCGCGTCGTCTCAACATCACCCAATGCGTCATAGACCGCCCGCGCTGCTGTGGCTCTGCGCCATGCCCGAACAGAGGCTCCCACCATTGCGAGATCATCGCCAGAACCGTATCCAGTTTGCGGGTATGGTCATTCCACTTTAGGGCCATCAGGCCATCCGGTTTCGAGATCCGGTGAGCTTCACGCGCCGTTCCTGTCAGAATTTCAGTAATGTCCGCAGCGGTCCAGTTACCATAGTTGACGGTCATCTTTCCGTTGACGCCGTTGTTCTTGTGCGGCGGGTCAAAGACGATCAGATCATAGCCAGTGCCAACGTCTGCCGGCAGCGAACGTGCATCCGCAACAACGTCTGGCCCAACCTCTGGCCGGATATCGACATAAATCGCATCCCGATGGCTCTTATCGAACCATATGGCGCGGTTGCCGGCGGATAGGTCTATAATGCGCACTGCCGCTCCCCACTATGAGTTTTCATTGCCAGCGCGGATCGCTCCGCACTTCAAACAAATATAGCCGCTCTTGACGATGCTATTGCGGGCATCGGTCCAGGTATGGACGCAGGTCGCAGGCGGGGTCCATCCCATATCAATAAGAGCCTGCCTGATCTTTCCTTCAACGTCGCGATTGAAAGCAAGCAGCAGATCGGCCGTTACGCGATCCTGAGACGGACCAAACAGCTTGTAAGACTGATCATCTGGATCAAACTTGAAGTCCGCCTTGTAGTCCATCGCCACCCTCCTTATGATTCAGTTGTCACGGTCGGCACGACTTCCCACCGCTGGGTTCCGTTCGATCCCTGCCACATCTGCTCAAGCACACCGTCGCGCCAGCGCAACGAATTGGTTTGCGTAAAGAATGCCGCATCTTCATTTGCGACAACGTAAGCGCCGTCTTCTCCCATCGAACTCTCCTTACTCTGCCGCTTCTGAAAAAACTGCGGCTGGCGCTCTAGCGTCTGCAATAGATCATCCCAGCTTACGCAGATCGCCGTTGCCATCTTCGCCATCAACTCCGGCTCCTGCCCGTCCTTGGTGAGCACGAATACCTGCTTGCCCTGCCCCGCAAACCATCCAGCCTCAAGGTGAGCGCTGCGACCGCACGGCAGCACAAGCACGCAAGCGTCCGCCCACTCCATGCCGTCCATGTCAGAGCGATAGCCATCCTCGGCAACGGGGCTGCTCAGGGCGTCTCGATACTGTGCCGCCGTCCAGTTCTGCCAGTTCGGATCAATGTCGGCCCACGCGAAACCGCCGCGACCGTGTGGCGGGTGCCGGAAGTCGTAGACCTCGTGCCCGCTGGCGCGCAGCATGGCGACGATGCCGGGCTGCTCAATGTTGCGCCAAGACGACGCGACGTAAATCTTCATCGTTGGTCTCCTTATGATTCACAGCAGTCACCGGCCCATGCGAGGAACGGCGTCGAAACTCTCCCGTGCTTCGCGCACGTTGCGTTGGGCGTCAGAAGCCCACCCCAATCGGTCATGACGTTCGCTTCTTTGTCGGTTTTCACGAAGCGAGCGCAGTCAGGGCAACGAGCAGAAAAAACGTGCTCGCCGTAGCGAACCGTTCTCGTCCACCAGCCTTCATCATCCCACGACGATTCCCACGGCATGACGGCTCCTTACTTAGTTACATGCAGCCCGCATGCTGGGCAGAGTAGTGACCCGTCCGATTGTACCTGCATCGGCGTCGTGCAGTCGCGTTGGGTGTCTGTCATGCGGTTGCTCCTCACTTCTTGGGTTGCTTCTTGTCTTTCGAGGTCGTGACGATCTTCGGCTTCTTGCCCGCCCGGATCGCCTCTAGGACGGGGAACGTATAAACCCGCCGCACCGTGCCCTCGTGGCAGCCTAGCCGCAACGCGACCTGCTTGGCGCTCTCGCCGTTGTGTACCCACTGCCAGACTTTGGCCTGGACTTCCGGCGTGAAAATGGTGGGCTGCCCGAAGCGTACGCCGCGCTCCATGGCACGAGTGACGCCTGCCTGCGTCCGCTGCCGGATAAGGTCGCGCTCAAGCTGAGCGACGGCCCCGAGGATCGTCACGACCGCCCGGCCCATCGGCCCGGTCGTGTCAATCGGATCGGTCAGCGACTTGAACTTGATGCCGCGTTCTTCCAGCGAATTGAGCAGCGTTAGAAGGTCGAGCACCGACCGGCTAATGCGGTCGAGTTTCCAGACAACTAAGGTATCGCCGCGACGGCATTGCCGGAATGCCAGATCACGTCCAGGGCGCTTCTTGGCAACGCCCGAAACCTTGTCTTGGAAGATCATACCAGGGGCCACGCCCGCCCGTGTCAGGGCGTCGATTTGGAGGCCAAGATTTTGATCTTCTGTGCTCACTCGGCAATACCCAATTAGAGCGCCTTCGTCGTCGTTCTGAGTTTTCATCTCTGGTTACATCGCCTATTTGAAAACTGGCAATGTCGCCGAGATACTAGGACTTTCTTAGCAGTCCCTTACGACGCTCCAGAAACTCCCGGATCGCCGCTTCAAAGCACGCAGTTTTGGTTGGCGGCACGTCCTGAGACGTGCGCCACTTCTCCAGGTTTTCCAGGAGTTCGGGGTCCAGCGCGAGGCCGGTTACTTTCTTGAGACGTGCCATAATCATGGGTCTAGCTTATACACAACGATTTGCGAAGTGTCTAGACACGACTAGACAGTTGCACACAGCCATGATATCAAGGCAGCATCAGATTTTTGGAGAGACCTCACAAATGGCTGACAAGCGCCGATTTGAACAGAACCAGCGCTGGTTGGCCCCGCTTCGGCGGGACATTGCTAGCCTGCAAGAGTATGTTATTGGCTGCGCAATTGGCTGCACCAAAGAAGATCCAGGCGTGTCGTGGGATGAGATCGAAAAGCGCATCAAGGCGATTTCAGCAGCCGTGGTGTACGGGCAGCAAAACGACAAACCAACGAGATAGAGAGAAAGCACCGATGAGCATCGCGTCTTCATTCCGATCAAGGTGGGAAGCCATAGCCAAGGCTGCGGATGCGACCCTTGGTAAGGGCGCGGACGCGCGTTACGTGGCAATGGTCAAGGCCGCCGACGACATTGGGCTTGTGCTGATCGAAAAGGCGATGATCGGCGGATACCAGAAGTGCATTCAAGAACTACGCGAGGAACTGGAGCGGCACAAAGCCGTGGTCGAGAACCTGCATATTTTGAGCGGTTCCGAAAAGTAAGAGATAGGTCACATGATGCGCTGGCTGATCAGGGACACGATAGACGCGGGGCTGATGATCGTGGTCGGCGTCTTGTGCGGCTTGTTGTCTGCCAGGATTGTCAGCGCGGACGTGGCAACCGGCGTCACTATTGGATACGGCCTTTGCGCTATCGGCGTGACAGTGCGCGATCATCTTAAACGCAATGAGGATTAAGGTCCAAATGAGCAAAAGGTTTGGCGTCGCGCGAAATGCGATAAACGTGTCAACCCATGTACCGTACGTTTCGGTACCCGTAATATCGTCTGCCACTCTGCGAACCTCATCAAGGGTCAGGTTAATAGAATTCACCTTGATCGGATCATGTTTGGCTGACTTGGCGAAGTTTAAAGTTTCGGCTGACCCTGTCATCCCAGCCATTGAGTGCATAAGAAAGTTCACTTACAGCCTGCTATCTCTTAGACCTTCAGCGCTTGGGAAAACGAGCTTGATGAGCTGTGGGCTACCGTGTGCGCGGTCAATACGGGCTGAAACTTGCTGAAACCCGACGATGATTCCCAAGACGACCATGACAGCCGTCAAGGGATCAATTTTGACAGCAAGTCGGGCCGGAAGATTGCCAGAAGCAACAGGCCAATGATGACGAGCTTTATTGGCATTGGACCCACCGGGGTTTCGACCATGTTCTGTTCTGGATGGGGGGCGTGCTCTAGGGTCGATACCCGGCCCTCCAGATGGTCCAGGCGCATGGCTAGGATTTCCGGGTCGTGCAGCAATCGCGCGCTT